TGATAAATTAGAACTTGTACAACGAGGAACAAAATTATATAATAGAGCATCTAGTTCATTTTTTATGGATGATGATATCACACAAGTTTTGATGAATGCAGTAGTATTATTAGATTTTGAAGATTTACCAGAAGCTGCTCGTAGATATATAACAATAAGAGCAGCCAGAATTTTCCAAGACAGAGTTGTTTCTTCTAATGACTTACATATTTATCAAGAGAGAGATGAATTAATGGCATTAGTAGAATTAAAAGACTCTGACAACCAAGTGCTAGACACCACCATATTTGATAACTATTCTGTAGTTTCTGTTCTTGATAGAACTGGTGGGGGTGTCTTGTAATGGCTTTAGTATCTGCATCAATCCCAAACCTTATTAATGGTGTATCTCAACAGCCTCCATCTCTGCGTCTTAAAACTCAAGCAGAACTACAAGAGAATGGTTTTTCAACTGTTGTAGATGGGTTAAAAAAACGACCTAGTAGTGAACACATAAAAACTTTGTCTAATGTTCCTACAAATATAGATAGTGGTTTTATTCATACAATTCGTAGGGATGAGAATGAGTTTTATATATTAGTAATAACAAATAATGTATTAAAAGTATACGACAAAAATGGTTTAGAACAAACAGTTACAGAAAGTCCAACTGGAGCAATAAGTTATCTTAGTGGATTAACTGACCCATCAAAAGAACTAACTGCAACAACAATAGCTGATTTTACTTTTATTGTTAATAAAAATAAAGTAGTAGCAAAAGATACAACAAATAAATCACCACAAAGACCAGAAGAGGCTTTGTTTTATGTAAGGCAAGGTGATTATAAAACTGACTTTACCATAAGAGTAAAATATCAAGGTACAACTTATTCAGCTAGTAAAACAACTTTAGATAGTTCTAATGCAGCAAACCAAGGCGATGTAAGAACTAATACTATTATGTCAGATTTAGCAACAACTCTTACTGGAGTTTTACCTGCAGGATTTACAACAGAATTATTAGATAATGTTTTTTATGTAAAAAGAGATGATAATGCTGCATTTGAAGTAGAAGCTTCTGATTCTAGAGGTGATACTTTTATTTATGCATTTAAAGGACAGACAGCTAACTTTGATGATTTACCACCAAGAGGTAAAGAGGGATTTCTTATAGAAGTTATAGGTGACAATGAAAAAGGACAAGATGATTATTATGTACAACTTAGTGACCCAGATGGTAATGGTCAATTAGTATGGAAAGAAAGAGTAGCACCAGACTTAGAAATTAATTTTGATAAAACAACAATGCCTCATCAACTTATCAGACAAGCTGATGGAACTTTTTTATTTACACAAGCATCTTGGAAAGATAGAAAAGCAGGTGATGATGACACAAACCCCTTTCCATCTTTTACTGGTTTTAAAGTAAATGATTTATTCTTTCACAGAAATAGACTAGGAATGCTATCTGATGAAAATGTTATTCTTTCAGAAGTTGGCGAATACTTTAATTTCTTTCAAAATACTGTAATTACATTTGTAGATTCTGCTCCTATTGATGTAGCAGTCTCAAATAACCAAGTGTCAATTCTTAGACACGCAGTACCATTTTCCGAACAATTATTATTATTTTCTGACTTGACTCAGTTTGTTTTAAGAGCAGAACAATTCTTAGCCCCAGATACAGTTTCTATTGATGTAACGACACAGTTTGAGGCTAGTCTAAGAGCCAAGCCAGTAGGGGCAGGTAAATATGTTTTCTTTCCAACTAATAGAGGTAAGTTCTCTGGTGTACGAGAATACTTTGTTGACAATTCATCAAACACAAACACAGTTAATGATGCTGCTGATATTACTGCTCACATCCCATCTTATATTCAAGGCGAAGTTATTTCACTTAAAGCATCATCCAATGAAGATGCATTATTACTTCTTACTGATGATTCTGCTGACACTCTTTATGTATACAAGTATTATTGGAGTGCCACAGATAAATTACAATCAGCTTGGTCAAAATGGAAATTTGATGGAAGCTTATTGAATGTCGATTTTAACTTGTCAGAAATTTTTATTCTAATTAAAAGAGGAACAGATGTTTGTTTAGAAAAAATAAATTTATCTAAAGATGAAGCAGTTGATGTAACAGATGCTAATCATCCTATTCTATTAGATAGACGAGTAAAATTAACAAATGGTGGTACAACTACTGTACCTTATACAGATTCAAATACTATTTATGTTAGACAAGATGGACAACAAATAACACAATCTCAAGTAGCAACTGCTTTAGCTGCTAATAAAGTTGTTTATGCAGGTATACCTTTTACATTTAAATATGAGTTCTCTGAACAAGTAATTAAAAGAGACAATGCTCCAATAACTATTGGTAGGTTGTCAATTAAGAACTGGAACATTGTATATAACGATAGTGGTTTCTTTGAGTGTAAAGTAACACCAGATAAACGAACAGCAAAAACTAGGCGATTTACTGGTAGAAATATTGGTAGCTTGAACAATGTGATAGGAAAGGTGTCAATAGATAGTGGTACTTTTTCTTTTCCAGTTTTATCTAGAGCAGACTCTGTAAAAGTTGAACTTGAAAGTAATAGCTTTCTCCCTTGCATATTTCAGTCTGCTGAGTGGGAGGGTTTCTATACTCTGCGTTCTAGGAGATTGTAATGGCTCACTACAGACCAAGTTGTCTTGAGGATATTAACAGACTAGCCCCAGATGTAAGACAAGCAGATAGAGATGAAGTAATGGCATCTCACGGATTAGAACCTTTACCTGCTTTGGCTTATTGTATGGGTTCATCTGAAGAATCAAATACAATGATTGATGATAATAAGGACATTATAGGAATGTTCGGTGTAGCTAAGTTCGGTGAACTTGGTGTTCCGTGGATGTTGTCTAGCGAAAGAATTTATCAAAAGAAAATAGCCAGACAGTTTCTTATTCAAAGTAAACAATGGATTGACTCTACTATGTTAAGGTATATGATACTAACTAATTTTGTTAGTGCTGATAATACTAAAGCAATAAAATGGTTAAAGTACTTAGGATTTTCTTTTGTTAATTTAGATAAAGAACACGGAGTAGGTAAAAAACCATTCTATGAATTTGTAAAGATAAGGAGTTAATTTATATGTGTTTTGCAGCAATAGGAGGATTGTTTTTAGGAGCAGGTGCATCTACAGCAGCAGCAACATCTTTAGGAGTAACTATTGTAGGTGGAGTTGTTTCTACTGGTATGACCTTGATGACACAGTATCAAGGATACCAAGATAAAAAAGTAGCAGCACAGTTTCAACAACAACAATTTGATGCAAATAAAGTCCTTGTACAACAAGCTATGCTTACTGAAAGCAGAGGAATTATAGAAAGACAAAGACAAGAAGATTTAAGAGCATCTCAGCTACTAAGAGAAAATAAAATTAAAGAGGCTCAGACTATGGGTACTTTCTTAGCAGCAGGAGGAGACTCTGGTGTTGCAGGTCTTTCAGAAGTTTTACTACTTGCTGATATAGAAAGAATGTCACTTAACAACGAGCAAACAATTAACAGAAACTTTGAGTATGTAAATAAAGACCTACAAAATAGAAATGAGGGTATTTATCAAAAAGCTATTGGAAGAATACAAAGTGTACCTCAAGGAGTTATGCCTAGTCTTACAAATACAATTATCGGTACTGGATTACAAATAGGAGGAGATTTATTTGCAGGTTATGATAAATATATGGAAAGAACTGGTGGATATTTACCAGATGTATATAATACTGGAGGTAAATAGATATGGCTAGAACAATTGTAAATAGAAGAAACTTAGCAAATTTTGGTGGTAACATACAACCTGCAGCTACACCAATAGATACATATTATCGCCCAGTAAAACAAACACCACCAGAAAATGAAGCAGTAGCAGGAATTATTAGTGCGTTAAAAATGGTTAATCCTGCTTTAGAAAAATATGGAGATAGAGTTGCAAAAGTTGCTTCTGATACAGAATTTGCAGCAGGGCAAAAAGAATATGATTTAATGTCTCCAGAAGACAGAAAGAAAGCTTTAGCTGATATTAAAAGTGGTAAGATGAGTGAAGTCGAATCTCCGTTTTGGGTACGAGGGTTTGCTAAAAATCTATTAGCTTCTGAAGCTTATAAGTTTGGAGAGTCTTTAGCAATTGATTATGAGAAACAAAAGAATGAAGTTACTGCTGATGGTAATTCTCTTTTTAATTGGATGGCAACTAAAAAAGCAGAGTTTATAAAAGCCAATGGATTAGAGGGCTTTGCACCAGATGTTTTAGAGTCACACTTTATGACTCCAGTTAGACAGTTTGAACAAAACACACTTCAGAAACATACAGCTTTTAGAGTTAAACAAATAAAAAACCAAAACGATGCAAATTTTCGTGAGAGTTTAGTTGCACCAACAGATGGTTTTGTAAATCATATAGAAGTTGTTGATGATAAACTTCAAAGAGACACACTTACTGGAGAATTTATCAAAGCTACTAATTTTAAGATTCAAACTTATATAGATGAGGGAAACGACCCTAAGAAAACTCTTGATGGAGTTGAGCAGATGTTTAAGGATAAAATAAGAGAAGAATACAAAGAGGGTAATACAGAATTAGCTGAACATATTTATAGAAAAGGATTATTGGAAATAAAAGGTAAAGAGGGAAAATTTGGTGACTATAAAAGAGATACATTAGAACAATGGTGGGAGTCTGTTAAAGAAGATGAACTTAATCAATCATCTAAAAGAATTGAGAATGAAAGAAAAATAAGAAAAGAAAGAATGAGAAAGGATTCTCAAAAAATAAGAGAATTTATTCAAAGTTCAGAAGAGGACTTTAATCCAATAACATTTGGTAAAGATGAAAGAGTACCACAAGATTTACGAGATGGATGGAATTTTATTTCTAATAATGAAACAGAATATGGTTCATCAAATCTTGTGCAATTATCTAATGACATTCAAAATAAAGTAACAGCTTATGATGACACAGAGAAAATTGATGCGATTACCGAAGCTTTAACAGTAACACACGATTATGAAGAAGCTGATGAGTTACTGGAAGCTGCGAGGGCAAAAAATAATGTTACCCCATCAACTTATTCTAATTTTAAAATTTTAATAGATAAAGCAAAAAAAGATGTATATGATGTAATTGACCCAGATAAAACTTTAGATAAAATGATTAAAGATATGACAAGGTCTGAAGAAGCTACCTTTGGCAGAGAAAGTTATGACCACGAACATTTTGAGTATGCAGCAGACATTCGTAATAAGGCTAGAAAATTAGCACTTGACCTTAAAAAACAAGTAGCAGATGGAACAAAAACCGAAGGAGAAGCTACTGTTGAATTTGGTAAAAGTATTAATGCTTTTAAACAAGCACATAAAGCCAATTTAGAGTTTGTAAAACAAAAAGATATACTAGAAAAAAAGAAAGACTATTTTTGGGAAAACACAAATTTAGGAATACAAAAGCAGGATTATAGTAGTCTTTTTCAACGAGCAGACAGATATCGTAAAGCTAGAAAACAAAAAATTATCTTAGAATCTCAAGGACAACAAAATACTCACGAATATTCAAATGTTCTTCATAATATGAAAATGTTTGAAAATGGATTTCGTAGAAATAAATTTTATAAAAATATGGTTTCTAATAGGCAAGATAAAAATAATACAATAGATGTATTAAATCAACAAATAGTAGCCCTTGATAAAAATCAGCCTCTTGCTTCTGGAGACCCAAGAGACCAATATCAACTTAAAAATTTAGATGTATCAATAGACGATTTTTTAAGAGCAATAAGTGCATATCAACAAGCAAACCCACAATAAGGAGTAATTATGTCTGACGATGAATTGACACTAGAAGAATTAGAAGAAATGGATGAAATCAGTAGAACTAGCGAGATATCTCGAAACAGAGTTTTACAAGAAGACTCTCCTTTTCTTGATACAGTAGCAGATGTTACTTCTGGTGCAGCAAGAGGTGTTCTTAAAGCTGCTGATGAAACTATTGATTTTGGTTTTTCTACCTTAGATTCTGGAGTAGAGTTAGTACAAAAGTATATTTTTGGTGATGAAGATGCAGATGGTTTTATGGATGACTTAGCTGCAGGACAAAATATTGCAGGAGTATCTGATTGGATTGATGCTCCTAGTTCAACAGCAGGACAAGTTGCTCAAGACTTAACTCAATTTATTGGTGGTTATATTTTGCCAGGGGGTGTAGCTTTAAAGACTGCAAAAGCAGGAACAAAAGCTGCTAGATATTTTGGTGCTAAGAAACCATTAAAAGGTAGTGACTTTGAAACAGTTCAAAAACTAGGTAAGATAACTGGTAAGGGTATTAACAAAGCTGCAAAAGCAGTAGAGAAAGGTTTAGATAATAGAGTAGGCAGTAGTATGTTTAAATCTGCTGTATCTGCTAGTGTTGCCCACGACCCTTATGCAAAAAGATTGTCAGATATAATTCAAGAAAATCCTGCGTTAGCAAATCCAGTAAATGAATGGTTAGCATCTGACCCAACAGATGGACAAGCACTAAATAGATTTAAAGCTGCTCTCGAAGACATTGCTC